CGCTGTGATGCAGGTAAATGGCGCAGTCAATCCGAATACTGTGGCATACCTGACGAACCACAAAGTCGTTGCTGCTTTGAAGAAACTGCGCGCCGGTGGTTTTGCCGCTAATGACGGTCCGTTCCTGTTCAACACTGAGGGCGCGACTCTCGGCCGCGGCCCCACGCCGCTGAACCTGAACGGCTATCCGCTTGCTTCCAGCAATCAGGTGCCCAGCACTCTGACGAAGGGCTCCAGCAGCGGCGTCTGCTCTGCTCTGCTGATGGGTGATTTCAGCCAGGCGATTGTCGGCTTCTACGGCAGTGGTCTTGAGATCACTGTTGGCGAGGATCAGGATGACTTCAGCAAGGCTCTGACTAGCGTTCGCGGGATCGTCTCCTTTGATGTAGCCGTGCGCGATCCGAAGAGCTTCGCCGCCATCTTGGACATCACCACCTGATAAGGAGGAGGGGCAGGCAACTGCCCCTTTCTTTCTATGAAAGTTTCAATCATTGCCTCCTGTGCTGCCGATGGCGAACACCTTGAGGCGGGCAAGGATTATGAATTGCCAGCGGCACTCGCTGAAACATTGATTCAGCTAGGCCGTGCTGCTAAAGCGGTGGCTGTAGAAGAGAAGCCGAAAGCAACTCGGAAGGCAAAAGCAAATGGCACTAACTGAGGATCTCGACATCTTCTTAGAGGATTTCGGGGTAACCTGCACCTCTGGAGCAACTACAGCTCAAGGCATCCTTGACATGCCAAGTCAAGTGATCAGCGATGGGATGGTCTTAACGACTGACTTTACGCTGACTGCCAGAGCTACAGCATTTGGCGCATTGGTACGTGGCAGCTCAATCACAGTTGATGGGCTTACCTACACAGTGCGAGAGACGATGCTGATTGACGATGGCAATTTCGTACAGCTCGGCATCCAAAGGACATGACAACCCGGCGTGAGTCGATCCTGGCGCGGATCCGAACAAACCTCACAGGTACAACGAACGTCGGCACACGGATCTATCGAAGCCGTGTTGAGCCTCTTGCACGTGGTGAGTTGCCTGCACTGGTAGTCGAACCTATTAGTGATGTCTGTGTGCAACTCACAAGTGCGCCATCACTGGATTGGACAATGACTGTGCGGGTGGCTGTGATTGTTCGCGGCGACATTCCTGATCAGGTTGCCGATCCGATTATTGAGTCACTGCATTCCAAGATCATGGCTGACCTGACCTGTAATGGGTTTGCCTATGACGTGCAGCCAACAGGCGTAGGCTTTGACTTGCAGGAAGCTGATCAGCCATCTGGTGTGATCACCTGTGACTTCGTGGTGAAGTATCGAACGAAGGTTGCTAATTTGGCGCAGAGCCCTTAGTAGCTACGATGATGGACGAATACCAAGGCCAGGGCGGCAGCTATCTGGTCGACAACAAAACCGGCAAGCGAAAGCTCGTCGAGCGGACCCAGCCGGCTCCCCATCCACAACCCGAGGTAGCCTCCGATGGCTTCAGTTCTGACTCGCCGGCGCCTAATTCTGGCGAAAATTGAAAGCACCTACGGCACAGATTCGTCGCCAACCGGAGCTAGCAATGCGATTCTTGTTCGCAACCTAGAGATCCAACCGCTAGTTGCCGAGACAGTCAACCGCGATCTGATTCGCCCATACATGGGCCAGGCCGATCAACTGCTGGCTCAGACTCGCGTCGAAGTCACCTTTGAGGTTGAGCTTGCCGGATCCGGCACTGCTGGCACCGCGCCTGCATACGGTCCGGTGCTGCGTAGCTGTGGTGTTGGGCAGACGATCGTTGCTAGCACCAGTGTTACCTATGCCCCGATCAGCACCAGCTTTGAAAGCTGCACGATTCACTACCACCAAGATGGCATTCGCCACAAGCTGACTGGGTGCCGTGGCACGTTTGAGATCACGGGTGAAGTTGGCCAGGTGCCTGTGATTGCGTTCACCATGACTGGCATCTATAACGCGCCGACTGATGAGACTCTGCCGACTCCTACCTATGCACTGCAAGCAACGCCTCTAATCTTCAAAGAGACAAACACCACAAACTTTACAGCGTTCTCGTTTGCAGGCTGTCTGCAGTCATACAACTTCAGCATTGCCAATGATGTGATCTACAGGGAGCTGGTGGGATGCACCAAGGAAATCATGATCACCAACCGCGCACCCAGTGGGACGATCGTGATTGAGGCGCCAACCATTACGGCCAAGGATTACTTCACGATCGCAACCGGCACAAGCACTGGCAGCATCACGTTTCAACACGGCACCACAGCTGGCAACCGCTGCACAATGACTACTGCACAGTCAGACCTTGGCAACCTGACCTACAGCGACCAAGACGGTGTGACGATGTTGAATCTGCCCTTCATTGCAGTTCCGACCAGTTCAGGCAATGATGAGCTGAGTCTCGTCTACACCTGATCTTGGCTTTTGTACTGAAGCGGTCTGGCTCTTACAGCTGGCCTGTCCATTTCGACATCCCTGTCGATGGCGGCCGCTTTGAGCGCCAGACTTTTGACTGCGAGTTTAAGCACCAATCTCAATCGCGGATCCAAGAGATCAGCGAAGGCATCGGCAACGATGAGCTGTCGGCTTTAGAGGTGGCGGCTGAGGTGCTCGTCGGGTGGTCTGGTGTGACGGATGACGAGGGCAAGGATGTGCCCTTCAGCCAAAAGAGCATGAGCGACCTGCTTGAGGTGCCGATGTTGGCTAGTGCCATCGTCATGGCCTACTTCGAGAGCCTGCAGGGAGCTAAGCGAAAAAACTGATCGAGGCCGCCGAGCGTTGGACAAGCGGTGGCGTCGTTGATGAAGTCGCCGACGATGCCGCGGCCATGGGCATCACGCTGCCAGATCTGCCTCCCCCACCAGAGGAGAACTTTCAGGTCTGGCAATCGAACTGGGAAGTTGTGCAGATGTTCCTGCGCCTCCAGACCCAATGGCGCACCAGCATGTCTGGAGTGACCGGGCTGGACTATACAGCAGCCGAATGGTTGTTTAAGCTGTACGCAGTAGAAGAGCCGCGGGAGCTGCTGGAGGGCCTGCAAGTCATGGAGGCAGCAGCAATGAGCAAGCTCAATCAATCCAGCTAGCCATGACCCTGAACCGCGACGCCGCTTTCCGTTTAAGAGTCAATGTTGACGGCGCTAATCAGATCACTGCGTTTAATCGCAACCTGAAGGGTCTGGAGACTACTGCGCAGCTGAGTAAGGCCCAGTTGGGGCAGATGAACATCCAGATCAACCGCATGGCGCGGGAGGCTGGAAATACAACTGCAGGGATCAGGCAGCACATCGCGGCATTGACCACGCTGCGGGATCGGGTTGAGATCAACAGCAAGGCGTATCAGCGCCTGGGCAATGAGATCGACAAACTGCAAGGCAAGCTCAAGGCAGCATCTGGCGCAGCAGCTGGAGGGGGTGGTGCAGGTGGCGGACTGGAATCGATCCTTGGTCTAGGCGGCAAACTTGGCGGCAAATTGGCCGCAATCGCTGCGGCTGTCGCAGGATTTGGAATCCTTGCGAAATCAGTGGTGGACACTGGTGTGTCGGCCATTGAATCCGAGCGGCGACTAAGGTCCTTGAGCCAGGGGTTAGATAGCTACACCCAAGTGCAATTCGCTGCTTCTGCGGCTGCTCAGAAGTTCGGAATGACTCAGACGCAGGCAAATCAAGAGTTCGCTCAGGTTTATGCTCGATTAAGACCGATTGGCTTAAGCCTTGAAGAGATCACTTCGGTTTACAACGGTTTTAATACTGCAGCCAAGCTGAGTGGGACGACCGCAACTGAAGCCAGCGCTGCCTTCCTGCAGTTAAGCCAAGGTCTCGGCACCGGCGTGCTGCGTGGTGAAGAGCTGAATAGCGTTTTCGAGCAGACACCTGCTGTTGTGCAGGCTATCGCCAAGGAAATGGGCGTTGGCGTTGGTCAAATTCGTGAGTTAGCCAAAGAGGGCAAGGTCACCAGCGACATTGTTATCGCCGCACTGCAAAGCATTGAGCGAGATGGCTCTGCAAAACTTGAAGAAGCGCTGAAGGGACCAGAGCAGCAATTCAAAAATCTCGACATTGCAGTTCAGGACCTGAAATTGACTGCGGCCGATTTTGCTCTGCCTGCAATTATTGAAGGCGTGAAGAATCTGACTTTCTTCATCAAAGAGCTGAATGGAATTATTAAGATTGTTGATTGGAATCTTGTCTTTGAAGCCATTGGTCAAGCCGGGCCGCTTATTTCTGGCGGCTCTTTATCAATAACACCTAGAGGCGGTCGAGCGAAACCCCAAAAACTGGGGCCGGCGTTGACTCCTGACATTGTTGCTGGCGTTCAATCCAGGGAGCGACGTGCTCGCCCTCGTCCTACAAGGACTGGCGGTGGTGGGGGTGCTGGCAAAAGTGCTGCGACTGAAATCCGCGAGATCAGCCAGGCTGAACTGGATTTAAGCAGAAAGCTAAACGCTGCTCGCGTTAGCGAGAATCAACTGCTTGAGGCGCAAACCCGATTCGAGTTGGACATGCTCGAAATCGGCAAGCAAAAGTTAGGGCAGCGGGCGAAGCTAAAGGCTGAGGATGAAGCCGCAACCCGCCTGCTAATGGCGGAGATGAACTTCGCTAAGGAAGCAGGCAGCGCCGTGGCTCAGGCGTTTCTGGAGAGAAACAAACTGCAAGAGAACTACAAGAGAGTGGTCGAGGACTTGCAAATAAAGACTGGAGCTATTACTGGCGATAAGTTGAAGCAGCTAGAGATCGATCGCGAGATTGCATCAATTCTTGAGGAGTTGCCTGGTTATACCGACGAAATGATAAAACGCATTAGAGAATTGGTAACCGCCAGCAAGGAAGTCAAGGATAGTTTTAAGGATACTTTCAACGACAGCCTTAAGCAATACTTTGAAGAGTTGAAGAACTTCGGTGGACAGGTTGGTTCAGTTGTTGTCGGCGCCTTCAAAGGTATCGAGGATCAGCTGACCAGCTTTGTCACCACTGGCAAAGCCAACTTTCGCGATCTGGCGAACAGCATCATCGCGGACATCACCAGGATCGCAATCCGTCAGGCAATCATTAAGCCGATTGTCGGGGCGCTATTTCCCAACTTGACCATGAGCGCCATGGGCAATGTCTTTGCCCAGAACGGCATCCAGAAGTTCGCCCGCGGCGGGATCATCGACAAGCCGACCGTCTTCCCCTTCGCCAATGGCGTTGGCCTGATGGGCGAAGCTGGTCCCGAGGCGATCATGCCGCTACGTCGCGGCAGTGATGGCCGGCTGGGCGTTGAAGCGGCAGGCGGTGGCGGTGGCGTCAATGTGGTGGTGAACGTCGACGCGCAGGGCACCAACGTGCAGGGCGATGGCGCCCGCGCTGGTGATCTTGGCCGCGTAATCAGCGAAGCGGTCAAGAATGAGATCGTTGCTCAGAAACGCCCCGGAGGACTACTCGCATAATGGCCACCTTCACCTATACCCCTAGCTTTGAAGCGACCGAGGTCAGCAAGCCCCGCGTCGTTACCTTTGAGGCTGGTGATGGCTATCAGCACCGCGTCGGATTCGGCCTGCACCGTGACGGCAAGGAATGGCAGCTTAATTTCCTGAACCGCACCGACACCGAGCGCGACAACATCACAGCATTTCTGGATGCTCGTGGCGGGGTTGAGAGCTTTGACTGGACACCACCGCGCGGATCGGCTGGTAAGTACATCTGCAAGGAATGGCAGACCACGCTGCGATCCTGCAACTTCAATAATATAACAACCACTTTTATTGAGGTATATGAACCGTAAGCTATGGCAATCCCTGTTTCAGAGCTTCAAAAAATTGCACCGAGCAGCATCATCGAACTGTTCGAGCTGCAGCTGGTCACCGCATTGCATGGCAGCAACACGATATATCGGTTTCATGCCGGCAGCAACATGAACGCGAATGGCGAGCTGGTTTGGAATAGCAACACCTATCAGCGGTTTCCGGTTGAGGCGGAGGGCTTTGAGTACACCGGCACCGGAAGTCTGCCGCGGCCAAAGATCCGCGTCAGCAATGTGCTCGGCACGATCACCTCGATTCTGTTGACGGTCAATGCGACCACAGCGCACAACGATCTAACGGGTGCGACGTTGACCAGGATCCGCACCATGGCGCGCTATATCGATGGCACCAACTTCACGGGCGGCACCAATCCTTATGGCACACCGGACCCGACGGCTGAGTTCCCTCGGGAGATCTACAAGATCGCGCGCAAATCAACCGAGAACCGTCAGGTGGTTGAGTTCGAGCTGGCGGCGGCATTTGATCTTGCTGGTGTGCGTGCACCGAAGCGCCAGTGCATCGCCAACATCTGCCAATGGGTCTATCGTTCCGCAGAATGCAGTTATGCCGGCACAAATTATTTTGATGCCAATGATGTTGTAGTAGCCAGCGCTGCTAGCGATGTTTGCGGCAAGCGGCTCAGTAGCTGCAAGCTGCGCTTCGGTGCAACTGCGGAGCTGCCTTATGGCAGCTTCCCTGGCATTGGTGCCTACACCGTATGAGCTGGAAGGACGAAGCGCTTAAGCACGCGCAAGCGGAAGATCCCCGCGAAGCCTGCGGCCTGGTGGTGGTGGTCAAGGGTAGGCGCCGCTATTGGCCGTGCAAGAACATCGACCAGGATGGCGCGCAGTTTGTGCTTTGCCCTGAGGACTACGCCGCCGCGGAAGATGCTGGCGAGATCGAGGCAGTATTCCATAGCCATCCGATCACACCTGCAGAGCCCAGCCAGGCTGACCTGATCAGCATCGAAGCCACCGGGCTGACCTGGTTCATCGTTAACCCGAAGACTGAGGCATGGTCAGAGACGCATCCAAGCGGCTACAAGGCGCCATTGATCGGCCGCAGCTGGGTCTGGGCAGTTAGCGATTGCTGGACGCTGGTGCGCGATTGGTATGGCGAGCACGGCATTGATTTGCCGGATTGGCAGCGTCCGGCTACACATGCAGAGTTTGAAGCGGCGCCGATGTTTGAGGGTTGCTGGGGCGATGCTGGCTTCGCTCCACTTGCTGCTGATGATGGCTTGCAATTTGGTGATGCCTTGCTGATGAACATCGAAGGCCGCGGCCTGAATCATGTCGGGGTCTACATCGGCGATCAGTTGGTGCTGCACCATCTGCGCGGTCGATTGTCGAGCCGGGATCTATATGGCGGATGGCTGCAGGATTGCACTGGCCGTAGGCTGCGCCATTGCAACGCCGATAAACTGATCGAAGGCTGAGGGTTCCCCATGCTCCGCGAGATTCGAGTATATGGGCAGCTGGCGAAACTCCTCGGGCGGCGGAAGTTTATGGCCGCAGTCGATTCAGCAGCTGAGGCAATTCGCTTTCTACTCGCCAATTTCCCGGAAGTTGAGCGCCATATGTGCGAGGAAGGCCGGCATTACAAGGTGATCGTCGGCGATCACTCAGTGGGATTGGATGAACTACATGGACCAGTGGGCAGCAGTGCGATCCAGATCATTCCAGTGGTTGGTGGTGCTGGTGGTCGGGGTGCAAGCATTGGCCAAATCATTGCCGGCGTTGCGCTAGTCGCGTTCTCGCTGTTACTGCCTGGCATCGGTGCAG